TTACTCATTACCTCCTAAGTTCAATAATTTTGAAAACATTTGATGCAATCCTGTAGAAGCTAAGCCGCTTACCGCGCCATAAACGATTGACTCAACGCCTACACCATTCATAACACCTCCCAGAATCGCTCCTAGCACTGCAACAATCAAAGGGATATAAGCATTCGCTATTTTATTAAAAAGCGGAGTAACTTTGATTACGTGGCCCACAATTAAACAAGCCACCACAATCACTGGTACAAAATTTTCTGTAATAAATGATAAATCCATAACTATTTTTCCTCCTTTAGTTTATTCGGCAAATCCAACACTTTTTTATAGAGTGTTTCGCCAGTTCCGTTACCGCCAAGTTCCCGATAACCACGCCACAGGTACTCTAAGTTTTCGAGATCATCTATAGAAATCCAACCCTGCTCCAAAAATTCGGAACATTGTTTATAAATTTTGTCATGCAGAATGGCTACATTCGCATATTCCAAGCGTTTAAATCTATTTTCCGTTTGATCCTTATTTCCCTGGACTGCTTTATACGTACTGTGAAAAATCTTTAAAAATCCTCCTAACCCAATGGCCATTAGGAAACTATTAATTTCCAGAAACCTTTCTAACAATTGACTACCCCTTCCTCTCTCAATATAAAAAGCACACTCGAAAGTGTGCTTAATCTATCTTTATTTGAAACATGACCCTGTATCACCGGAAATAATACCCTCAATCTTTAATATTTTGTGAGGTTTATCTCCCGCGATATCTTGTGAATCACAATAACTCTTTGTATGAGCTGTATCACTGAACGCAATGAACGCTCCAGTCTGAACAGAATCTAAAGTAGGAACACTAGAACCTGTAATTGACCAAATGAAATGATCGATTTTAACTGTATTCTGACTAGGAAAAGCTAGTCCTACTTCTTTTGCTGCAATCGCACCAGGAGCAATTGAATAATTGGTATTCGCAGCCACCTTATCCATGACAACTGTAGTCGGAACTCCCCCTAATCCACCTTCAAGTGAAACACGTCCCACAACATGCTCTGTACCAAACAACAAGTGTAAATCTAGATAATCGAACAAATCTAAATTTTCACTGATTGTCAAAGTCGGTAGATCAAACACATTTCTATCTCCGTCCCACAAATCCACAGTGCGTACAGAACGTTGTGTTTTTTCATCTAAACAATGAACGATTTTCCATAAACCACAGATAGCGCAAATGATCGCTTTATCAACATTCCATTGCCAATTTAGCAAGCTATCTAACCAACATTTATAAGCGTCAACATCACACATATCTAAAGCCATAAGCGAATTGTGAAGCGATCCAGTTGCTAAATCGTTTAATGAGGTTAAATCATCGCAGTCTGTATTTGAGTTCGTTGCCGATGGGTGAATACCCTCGTCGTTCATGAGATTTTCACAAATTTTATCCGTAATCTGCGTGAAGCAATAATTTGCATCGCCGTTTCTAATGCTGTTCAGCGGTGTTACAATATCCATCGCTCGCATATTGCAACAGGCGGAACTGCTATTTCCTTGACTGCAAGTCGTACATACCATATGAGCACCTCTTTCTATTTCTTAATTAACTTCTATAGGATCTACCAAGTCATAAACTGTTACACGCTTAATTTCAGCAACATGGTAAGGGTTAGCTTCACTCATATCCGTGTAACGCGGATCTTGATCATCTGTATAAACGTGACCATCTAGAAACGGAGCGGCCGGCCACGTTATACTACCTGTCGGGCCGATGCTTCTACGATGAATTGTAGTAATCCACAAACTATTAGTTCCTTGTTTTATCTTAGTAAATAGTTCGAATGCATCGTCATAATTTGAAGTATCAGACATATTCCCACCATAAATGTGGCAACTATCACCCTTCAAATCGCCTACTGTATAAGTATCTACCCGTCTAGTTGACCCCGCCTGCCAAGTGATTGAAATACGAGTGTTTTCAGTCACCTCGCCTAGATCAACTGGCGTTATTAAGTATGGATTGTTAGAAACATCCACGTCTCGGGGAATTTCAATTTTTCCATTGACTGTTATTGACTGCTGTATCTGCCCAACCATATCGTTTATCTTGTGGATATTCGACCACAACCCACAAATAGCACATACAATACCTTTATCAATATTCCATTGCCAACCTAACAAACTATCCAACCAGCATTTATAATCATCGATATTGCATATATCTAACACCATCAATGCGTTATGAAGTTTGCTAGTAGCTAAATCATTCAACGAGGAAAGATCATCGCAATCTGTATTTGAATGTGTTGCTGACGGATGGATGCCTTCGTCATTTTGAAGATTCTCACAAATTTTGTCAGTTATTTCATTGAAACAAAATTCTTCGTCCCCGTTTTGTATTTTATTAAGAGGCGTTACCTCGTCCATAGCGTTCAAATCACAGCATCCTGAACCGCTGTTACTACTTTGAGTAGCTCTTTGGCCACAACTCGTACATACCATTTGAAAACCTCCTTATAATTCGTTATTCGGAATCATTGTGAATGTCAGCATACCCATTTCGCTATCTCGAAAAGTGACGGCACTATCCGCAATAAACTCTATCCCAGTATTAGAAATTTCAATCAAATAGCTATCTACATTAGGTGTTTGTTTATTCTGAAAGTCATATACAATAACACGTTCTAATCTAACAGTATTTAATAATTTCATAAGTAAACCATCGATATCACCATTTTCATAAATTTTGGTGTTTGGTTGATATGTTGCATCTGTAATAACTAAAGACAGTTGGACGATTCCGTTTTTTTGTTTAACATTTAAATACCCGCCACCAAGATTTAGATCATACGTTTCATCTAATACCTCTCCGGTGACTCCTGCTGGACCTTGAGGACCCTGAGGACCAATATCTCCTTTTTCCCCTTTTTGTCCATCCACTCCTTGTCTTGAAACTGTATAATAATCTTTGATTACATTATTATCCAAATATACAAAAATCTTTGTCCACAAATATGATCCTTGCGGAACTTGTGGAATTTGTGTACTCCAAATGCCAGTCGGTTGTGTCGTACCACTCGAACCTACTTGATAATTCGCAGCAATTTGAGTGATCCCAACGCCGTTTTTCCCAGGTAATCCTTCTGAGCCTTTCGGACCTTCTTTACCTTGATCTCCTTGAGGGCCTTGTTCGCCTTTATCTCCTCGCAGGCTTTCCAACCATTCTACTTCAGTTCCTACGAAGCCGTTTTCAACTGCAATCTCATAAGCAGACTTCCCATCTTTCCCTAACGAAAAATCTAAGAATAGCCAATCGTCGCAATCCCAAACATAAGCCCCTGTTCCGTCACGCAAATAGAACATGGTATCACATGTCTTTGCGTATTGTTTTGAATCCCATTTGTCGATTACTTCGAATGCGCAACCATTGTATAATTTGACGGATACTTCCACATCACTTGGTTTACAACTTACTACTTTCATGATCCACCCCCACATTTTCAATTTTATTTTTTTCGAATAAACAAGCCATGCAATTTTCCACTTCAAGTCCTAGAAATTTAGCAATAGTAATTGAAGCATTGCCAGCGGTTTTCTCATAAGTCTTTTCCGCAAATGATTTTAAATCCGGATCTGCCACTACTGCAGTCGCATCTCTCATTTCGGCCATGCTTAACAATTGATGCTTGAACATACACGAGTACTTGTCCTGTTGTTCGTTATCAGCGATCTTAGCCGCAAGCGCCAAAGAAAGATTTGTCTTTGCATATCGAGTCTCTCGTACGCTTTCTTTAAATTGATCAAGATCTCCGATTTCATCTAGAATGATATCTTTTACCTGGTCGTCTTCTTCATTTTCGAAATCTCGATGAAGCGAACTTTTTAATCGGTCAGCATGTGCTTCTGTTTCGGCATCATTCATGATGGACCAGATAAGGTCTTCTAGTGCTCCAGTTTGCGCTAAATAATTAATTGCCATTTTTCTCCCTCTTTCTTTCGATACTTCTAGCTTTTTCTCGTTTTCTTTTTTGATCTAACGAAAAATCATACTCGTAGTTATTGCTTCTAGTCTTTAAAAGAGAAATCACACCCGCAGCGTCACTTGGATGCCTAGCTAGGTGTGATTCTAGTTTTGATGTATCCTTTTTCAATTAATCAAGCCCTCCTCTGTCAACATGGTTGTATTTGATGTAATAGCTAATCTCACACTCACAAAGCATGTTGCTATTTTGAGTGATCTGAATTTCTTTTAACCCAGGAGACAAAATAACCGACTGTTGCCAAGGGTATAAATAATCGAGTAACTTCAATACATCGAACGTTGTGTCTTGACTTGGGAAATATCCGTAACCATCAACAAACGACCCATATTCGGCATTAATCGCATCGGTCAAGTCTATTCCTTGTATCGAGATTCTCATATTAGATAGAGCAAACTCGTGTTCAGCTATTTCAACGCCTAAGGTGACTGTGTGCCGATGCGGATTAGGAGAAACAGAGCTCCCAGACACCGACAAAGAAGTATCTGACGTTGTCACGTTTTGAGTCACGTTCGTGACGAAAGGCCGGATGTGTAAGTTAAAAGAATATTTCATGATGTATTGCATATCGTTGGTTATTCTGAACGCCGTATAAATTCTGTCCAATCCTCTTAACATAGTCTGGAAATCAGACTTCGCATCCGTTACCGTGTTTCTCCTTTGGAGTTGGCGTTGTTTTTCAACGATTTTAGATCCTTCTTGTCTTCTGGCTAAAAAATCTAGTACATCATCAATAGTTGCCGTCATCTCTATACAACTCCTTACTTAACGTGAGCACATTTGTCTCGACTAGATTTGCGTCAAAACTAGTATCAATCTGAGTAATGTAAAAGTCGTCTGACGCTTCGTAAATCTTTTTACAATACCGACTGCATTTATCGAACAGCTCTATACTGTTGTGATAATCAAAATAGACGCGATCTAGTACGTTCAAGTCACAAGGCAACTCTCCAATACGTACTTTGATTACGTCTCTACGTCGTGCGCTTTTTAATTGTCCTACAGCGGCGTTATAGGCGATTCTGGACTGCTTCGCTCTTTCTTCGTCGCTAATTGTTTCGCCGTCTTCCTCAAATGGCGCTATGTCATTCATACTGATCGTTTTTTCGATTAGCTTTCCTTGCTCCAAATTGATGCTGAATTCATCAAGTATGGCAAATTCGAGTGAATTACTTGAAGCAATCTTTGTAATGTTTGTGTAGTAATTTTTCTGCTCCTTATTTGCTGTTGAATTGAGAATTACTATCGGGAAACCGTCTGTGATGTCATGCCCTTGTTGCTGTTGCGCTAAATAGGACTCGCGCAAAGTTAAGCTAGCTTGGGAACTATCAGATTTTTCGCCGTACACAGTAACGACATTGAATACATGGTCAAATTCTTTTGTGATGGTCACTTCGTCAATAATTTTAAGATGTCGCTCTGTTCGGCCAGTTTCGGAAATAATATAGTTTTTCTTCTCTCCAAAAGCTCCAATTTCCAAATGGCGATCGTATCGAGTACCTACTCGCCACCATAAACTATCTGTCAATTCAACTGCTTTGTTCAAAGCTTCAAGATGGCTTTGACGACTGAACGCATAATTTATTTTCTCTTTATGTGCTTTAGCATCACAATCCACAAACCACTCTGTTGAATGTAAAAACGGGCTTTGACAAAATACCGTAGGGAACGTTTGATTTTTGACTGTGTAATTATTCGGTATCTGCCGATATTCCCACTCGCTTATCTTATGATCAAGTTCAATAGTCGCTGTTTCGTCGTCCTTATTGAGTGTTATCTCTTTGACGATTCCGTCAAAGATTTTCTGGTAAATGATCACTTTGCAATCCATGTGTCCGTCGAACTTTTCAGCATCATTAATTGGAACAGTAAACGTACATGCTGGAATGCCATTCGGTTCAATGGTCCAATCTATGCCATCAATGATTTTTCGAACGAACTCGCTCTTGCCTTTCTGATCAGTACAAACAATCATAAAATAATCATCGTTGCAATAATCATGGCCAATATCCGATCTTGATGAACTGTGAGGGAAAAATATTACTTGAACATGAAGTACCTTTCTCTCGCCATCTGATCTAACTCTGACAAATTGAACGTAGAACGGATTTTCTGATTCGAACTCGGTGCAAAAGTCAAAGCCTGACCACTCTACACCTTCAACATTTGGATTGTTTTCAGCGACATCTTTCCGACTCTTTAGCTCAATTTCAACTGTTTCTAGTAGGTCGTCTGTCGTTGCGTCATAAATCTCTAGAATCTCTGTTGAGTTCTCGTCAAACTCAGTAGTAATGTTTGTCACAGCACCGCCTGTTGTCTCTGTGTCGCTTAGGCTGCCAAAATCTAAGGCATCGACAGCAATCACTTGATTAAAACCTGACCAACGATCTGTAGCTACTGCCGGGCGCTCCCAGCTCATCAACCACGCCTTTGTCAAATCACTTGGACTTGCGGTACCCGACCAGAATTGCTCCCAAGTGCCGTAACCAACTGTGTTCCATTGCGTTTTATAACTTTTCGCGTATTCAATTTGGAATTTGGCGTCAGCGTAACTTCTAGTCATATGATTTGGTACATCACCCCAATTGTATGAATAAGACCATTGAAAATATCCTTTTCCCATACCGTTACCTTCGGCAGCGGCTGGGTCTAACGTACTTTCGCTATACGCATTCGCCGCTAGTGCCAATGTCGTGTTCTTTGGAATTCCAAGCTCTGTACAAATAGAAACAAAAAACTGTGCTCGTGATTGAATACTATTCCAATCAACACTCCCGACCGCTCCGGCGTTGCTGCCCGAAGCACTTGTATCGCCCCCACCAGTTGAAGCCGTAGTAGGATTGCTTGCGAAATGCCAGCCTTTCAAACATAGATTATTACCAATGTAACTGTATTCTTCCAACTCTCCTGAGTTGTCCATGTTTTCCTTGGTATTTTCTTCGGTTGTGGCATCTTCGGTGGCTTCTTGTTGTTCGCCGCCCGGTCTAAAGACTGCATGCGGAGGACTTCCAGCGCCAGCTAAAACAGCATTAAAATTATCAATTGAAATACCGTTCGAACCATAATTACAATGGATGATCGTTTCTGCGTCTACAAATATACCGGTATGTCCTGCGCTTCCGCCTGACTGACCTTGTACTCCGAATATGAATATATCGCCATAGGCATAAGGTGCGCTTACTTTAGAGAAGCCAAGTGCTGGCAAATCTGTAAATAGTGTATCTGTGTTTCCTATCGCTAAGTTGGCACCATCAGCATTCAGAGAGACATAGACAGCGCCGGAGCAATCGGCTGTGCCATCTGCCCCAGTTCGGCTGCCATTCATCGAATAGGTAACGCCTTTTCCCATTAACGCACGCATATTTGCAATAACCGTTTGCATGTTAACCGTCATAGCGCAATCCCTCCGACAAATACTTTTATTGTTTGAATTTCATCAAGCGCAAAACCTGAAAAGAATATATTGTTCGTACCTTTTTTTATTGTCCAAGATACTATGCCTGAACTTGAACCGTTCACGCCGATTTTTGGATCATCTGTCTCACAATCTCGATCTGTACAATCTGCATTATTCACACAATCTCCATGAAATTTAGAAATATCTAAAAAATCGCAATTGTTTTTTACTAGGCCTGCATTGATCACTGTTTCGCCTATATACGTTCCTTCAACGATCGATTGTTGGCCATTCCAAGTAATCCCTAAGTCTGTAAACTTCCCGCATATTTCAAGTACAATATCGTCAGTTTCATAAAGTGTATTGCCGTCGAATTGTAAATGAGCAGTATTTGAGCCGTATTCCGACTCTGTAGAAGCAGTTGCAGCTTGATTGCAACAAGAGTAACTAATCTTTTTTTCGTTACCGCAATTGCCAATAACTTCGCTTAGTTTATTCTTCGGAATATCACAAAGCCGCTCTCCCTTACAAGGAGGACATCGTTTGATTGGCGCTAATTTGATATTACACAAACAGCAATCGCATAATTCACGTTCCAACGCCGCATAGCAGTCTGTGACATCGCATTGGTGATAATCATCAAAATATGTCGCCGTAGCATCTGCGATATGCCAAATACCTTCCGGAAGATAGAATGTAACTGTGAAGCTGAGGAAACCTCGTTTCTCGTCGTAGCCTTCCGATACAGTCAAGACTTTAGCCAATGACCAAAGCAAGATGTCGCCTTGGATTGCCCACAACCGACCAACAGAAAAGAAGTTATCAAGCACAAATTGCTCAATAACTTCTCTGTCTTCACATGGAAATTTATTCTTATCAACCATAACAGTTACATCAAACTGTTTAGAGTTCACTTTTCTTGGTCCGCATCGCTCCGGACTGTAATCACCGTGAAAATTTGCGAACGTATTTTTTGAGACTTTAAATTCAGTTGCGATTTCTGGCTGTTGATCGATATAGGCGGTGTGGTTAAAAACAAGTTCGTTAAACTGGACTAACATCTTCATGCCCTTCTAAGCCTCCTGTTACCTCTCAACACTAAGTCCTCGTTTCCTGCCGTGTACACTGTCATGTTTTGAGTATTGGTATTGTTGTAAACGTTATTAACAACGCTTGATGTCGTATGCGACACGCTCTGAGCCAAACCAGCAAATGTTCTAGAGATTTGACCGCTTCTTAATTTTTCGAGGAACGGAACTCCTAATGCAGACACGATCTTTTTAGGGATCACATACTCCCCATTATCAAGCAAAGGCTTTTCTGGCGAATCTGTTAGAACAGCTTGTGGTGTCTTAACAGCAACAAGCCCTCCGCTTGCTTTAGTTGTTGAACTGCTGCTCGATTTTTTACTTGAAGTCGTAGTCTTCGTTTCAGTCGTGTTCAATTGAACATCAATTTTAGTTGAGTAGTTTTCTTCTAAAGCCGATTTAATCGACTCACGTATCGTATCACCAATAGTAAGGTTGTTTGATAAGCTAGTGTTAATTGCATTAGCGATATTCGCACCAGCGGTTTCAGCTCCCGCAGTTGATAGATTTCTTATTTTACTCGAAAGAATTGATTGTAAATCTAGTTTGCTTTTGAAACCATCATTTAATTTCTTCGCAAGCAACTGTCCTAACTTATTGAATGCTGGTGGAAATTTCTGCGTTAAGTTCTGAACAATCGCATCTAAAGCTAATGATAGTCCTGTCAAATTATTGACAATCTCGTCTGTCGCTATACTGGAGATGCTATCGATCGCATTTTTTATGATGTTAATCTTTTCGGTCAGTGATTTTTCAGTTAGTTGTAAGTTCTGAATTTGCACCAAAATATCACCTATACTTTTCAACTCAGTAAAGATCGCTATGATGGGAACCAAAGCTGCTGCTTTGACAACTCCGCCCTCAAAGTTTCTTATAGTGTCAACTAAAGAACCGGAACTAACAGTTTCAATAAGTTTTTTAATCGTTTTGACTCTTTTTTCGATTTTTTCTTGATCTAGCTTCAAATCTTGGATTGTTTCTAACTCTTTTCCAATTGCTAGAATATTACTTACTATCCCATCTGATAAAAATGAATTGATTAGCTCCCCTAGTTTATCGAATACCGAACCATCAAAACCAAAATCGCTAAGATTAGTCAAAACATACTTAATTGTTTCGATGTTCTTAACGACTGACGAGGTATCAAGTTCTAATTTTTGTAATTCTACTAATTGTTCACCAACACTCATTATGTTAGCTACAATACCGAGTGATAGAAACGAGTTTAATAACTCTCCTAACTTCTCAAATACAGAACCATCAAAACCGAAAGTGCTTAAATCGGATAGAGTGGTTTTAATCGTGCTAATTTTACTATTGATTAACTCGCTATCTAGCTCTATCTCTTGAAGCCTAGTTAATTGATTACCGATAGCAACAACACTCACAACTATTCCGAGTTCAATAAATGAATTGATCAATTCTGCGATTTTTTCAAATGGATCTCCCTCAAAGGCCAATGTTTGAATGTTCGAAATTGATTCTTTTATAGTTTCTATACTTGCTTTAATCTTACCGCTATCAAGCTCCATGTTGCCTATTGATGAAAGTGCCTTAGCAGTTAAGAACATCGTTCCGGCGATTCCTAGTATTGCGACTAAACCAGCAGTTAAAACGCCAGCGCCTATCCCTGTTGCCATCAACGCACCTACACCAAGTGCTAGAACGCCGATTTCCGCAATCGCTAAAGCAATCTGACCTATCTTAGCTTGAATAGCAACGAAATCTGAATCAATTTTACCTACCTCCTGCAAAGCTTTAGCTGCAAGATAGATATTGGCCCCTATCCCAGCGACCGTAGCAAGTCCACTAATGATTAAATCGGGTTTCTTTTCAGCAATAAATCCAGCGGCAGTTACAAGAACTCCCATACCAACAACAGCCTCAGCTATTGCCAACATCTTAGGCTGCAAGTCCTTCAAATCTCCAACTTTTTGAACTTCTTGCAAAGCTTTTGCTGCTAGAAATATGTTTGCCGAGATCCCCGCAATTGTTAGCATTTTTAGACCTAGACTTTTAAGGTCTTCAACGCCGATGCTTTTTAAAGGTAATCCAGAATCTTTTCCTTTGTTACCAAAACTAGGTATTTTAGGGATTTTTAATTTGCCAAGGATACCTGTAACAAAGCCTAGTCCTTTTGTTGCTGTACCGACAACTTTTAAAGCTATTCCTAGCTCCAATAACCTAGGTATCAGCTTACCTAACATCTCAGGAGTATTTTTATTGCCTAGACCCTTGCTTATCACATCAAATAGAGGCTTCAAAATCTGAAGAACAGTTGCTCCATCATCTTTAAGGCCTTTTAGACCTTTTCCTAGTCCAGAAAAGAAAGCTCCGTAATCAAACTTCTTAATGATCTGAACAGCCAAATTAAACTTCTCGATAATCGTTTCTATAAATTGAGAAATCTTGTCTTTGTTCTTTTCCAAGGATGATCCAATTAAACCGAGTCCTTCTTCGATCGTAGAACCAATTTTCCCAAAAACTCCACTAAATCCCCCGAATCCGGCATCATTTAGGACCTTATCAAGAGATTCAATGATATTCGCAACACCACGACCGACAGCAGTTTTCATATTCGCTATGCTTGTCTTTAGCCCTTTGGTTGCATCCTTAACTGAAGCTTCTAATGATGATAAGCTATCGCTTCCATTAATATCTACATCAATAAGCGCATCTTGGAATTCTTTTACTGAGATTTTCCCATCGGATAATCCTTTCTGTAATTCCTCCATGGTGTATCCCATCCGTTTTGATATCTCAACCAGAACAGGCCCCATCTTCCCATCAAGCATGGAATTAAATACTTCACCCTGAATCTTTCCACTAGCAAAAGATTTTGTTAGCTGGGTAACAATGCTGTTTACGTTGTCGGCATTCCCTCCAAAGGAAAGCACGCCATCATTCACCGCTTTGAATATATCACGCGATAAGTCTAAATCCTTTGTTGTGGATGCCAATAGCTGAACGCTAGATGTAGCGTCGTTCAGTGTTGTTGGTAATCCGTCGATCGCTAAAGAAAGGGTGCCGCCTTTTCCAAATACTTTATTGATTGATGCGTCGTCGAACTTCATGTTTTTAAATGTATTCGTAGCATTATTTAATGTATCCACACGATTCATCGCACTATCAAGCGATCCCGTGATCATACCAGAAACTGTATCAATTCCTCTGGTAATTAAACCAAATCCGAACATTTGATTTAATTTAGAAGTAAGCGGGTTAAATTTGCTCAAAATAGTGTCGCCCAAACCACTCATAGTATTACCGATACTCTTTAGAGAGTCGCTGATTTTTATATCTATTTTTTTTGCATTGATTCGGTCAATCTCTTGATCAACCTTGTAAAGTTCAGTGTTAGCTGTACGAATCGGTTGAATTTCTGCGTCAACTTCCAATTTTTGGCGATTAAGACTCGCGATATTCTTATCGATTTCTTGAAGTTGCTCTTTTGTATTATCAACATTTTTCAAATCAGTTTGTAGGGATATTTTTTTTGCTTGTAATGATTTTAAAGAGCTGTCTAATTTTTTAAGCATCCCTTCAGCATCGGCCACACTTTTAGGATTAGCTTGTATCATGAGTTTCTTTTTATTGATGTTATCAATCCCAGTGTTCACACCGGAAATCTCTTTTTTTATCTTGGCGATATCTTCATCGCCTTTCATTCCCAACTTGATTTCTGTCTTCTGCTGACGAAGTTCTTTCATTTCAGCAGCAATTCTCTGCGATTTATCCCTGAGTTTATCAAGCTGTGAGCTATCGATTTGTAACGCGTGTTTTTTGTCTGTCAAATCCTTCATAGTTTTATAGGTGTTATTTAGAGTTCCATAAAAATCCTTCAAATTCGACTTTACGTTAATAGAAAATTGCCCAACTCCACTAGCTGCCATTAATAGACCTCCTTCCTATAAGCTTAAAAGAGATTAGAATTACTCTTTTGTCTTTGCTTCTTCTGAAACGGCGTTTATTTGAGTAATTGCAAGTTTTGCCTTCTCGCCTATCCAGCTTTGATTTTCTTCTAAAAACATCGCTAACAAATCGAAATTTGGTAATGAAGGGATCAAAGTATCCTTTTGATCGTATGCAATCCCTAAGACCTCAGTAGTGATTTCATCAAAAATAAGAATCATCATCAACCAGTCAGATATTGCGGCATCTTTAGCGTGAATAACATCTTGGAGTTCTTCTTTTATCTCGTTTAAAACGGCAAGTGAAGTAACTATTTTTGATTTTTCAATTGCGTTAAATTTCTTTTTAGGTACTGTTTGTACATCAACTTGTTCGTCGCCTTTCAAAATGGTCAAGTTATGCTTTTCTTCTTCGGTTTCTTTGCTTTCTATTAATTCCAATTCTTTCAGCAATTCTTCTTTTGTTTTGTTAGTTCTTGCCATAATTAGTCTCCTACTTTCTCATTCTGTCTAATGTGTCTTGGATAAAGTTATGTGGTTTGTTGCCTGGGTGCCTTACTAGCTTTGCATAGTAATCTTTGCCGCCAACTTTCCAATGAAGCGCCTTACCGTTCTTAGCGCGAATTACGTGCGGTTTGGAGCCGTAGTAGTAATACGGAACATAATTGACGTTGCCTGCGTTTCTTTCGTCGCTAACGAGCTTATTTTCATTGATTCCGACTAGATAACTGTTGTCGCCTATCTTTTCGGTTTCGACGGCATCAGAAAGAGCGCCAGTATTTTTATTGATCACGTTTTTCATGATCTTTTCAGCTTCCTTAGCTCTTTTTTCGGTTTCAACCTCGACTGCTTCCCACATCGCGCCGAAGACACCGCCGCCAAAAGGGTTACTCATTTTCTTCACCCACTTCCTCAAAATAGAATGCTTGCTTTTTAGGTGGTTGCCGTTTTGGCGCATTCTTTTGACTGTACTTCCAATTCAAGAAAGAATCTAAAGAGCGATCGTTCGTCATTTTCGCGAATGTAACAATTAGTTCTGCGGTTGACCAGTTTTCAATAACTTCTAGCGGTCTAAGCTGGAACTCTTTAGCGATCTCGTATGCAATGTTGATGTAGGGATCTTCAAATTGGATTCCATCTAAACCATCGACAATTGATTGGTAGTCAATCTGCTTTATTTGCTCCTTATCCTTTGTAACGTTATAGAGTGCTTCATTCACGAGTTGTGGATTATCTTGTAAGAAGCTCATTGCAAGATCATACGAGTAACTTATTTCTCGATTGAAATAGCAATTCAGAACACTAGAGAATTCAACTGATAAGAATGCGACCACTTCGTCATCTTCAAAACTCAATTCATCTGAATCACTCATCGCATCTAGTAAAACAATAAAGTTCATCAACTTGAGAAGTGTTGCGCTATGGTTTTTTGCTGTTAATTTGCAATGACCCAATTCGCCATATTTAAACTCGGCAGTTGCTGCCTTATCTGATGAACCAACCAGCGAATAGCTGCCGTCCTCATTTTCCGAGATAAAAGGAGGCGCATTTTTATGAAATTTTGTTAAAAACTCAATCAAATCGTTCATACTTTTATCCCCAAAAATAAGGGCAACCCGCCTAAGGTTGCCCCGTAATTATTTACGTTGATCAATTTTGATGATGGTCCCATACTTTCCGTATGAATCTTTCGCCATCGTATAAGTTACGGTAAAGGTACCTGCCGCATTGGTCCAAGTAAATGGTAAGGCGGTCAGCATTACGTTATCTGCTTTGATCACATATTCATCGCCACAGATAGGTGTTACCATTTCCATTTGGTAATGTTGCTTGTTAAGGTCTTCCGTCGTGATATCCCACGCAGTACCTTCAATCCAAATAGGATATGCTACAACAACTTTTGTATCTGCATATGCTTTCGACATATAAACTTTATTTCCTTTACGGAAGAATTGTTCCTCTGGAAGTTCAATTGTGGTCGAATCATTGTCAATATCCACATGATAAAGCGTGTCAAACTCACAATTTTGAGGTTGAACAAGCAAACGAGGACATTTGATCTCTGCCAATTCAGGAATCGTAAACGAAGCGTATTCTGTTCCGTTTAATGTTTCTGGCTTAGCAGTGAACTCATCCCGAGTTTGCACAAGGTGCTCCGAATTCTTTTGACGCTTAGTGATATTGTGGAAGTCAGCAAGCTCACCAATGATATTAGATGCTGTTAGTGACCGTTCAATAGTCGTTGCAGTTTCATCATATTGTGGCAAGTCACACAAATCTTCCGTTAGAGTCAATGCTGGATCTCCTGAGAAATCAGACACACAAGTAAAGCCAATCGTTTGGTCTTTGATCATTTCGAAGATTTCTTCGAACAATTCCACTGTAGATAATTGGAATGCTTCCGCTTGCCCAGCGCTGATAACAAGTTTAATCGCTCCGTTATCTGCAACCCATCCACCGGAAACGACTTCATCTGGATTGAACAGCTCAACAACAATGGCGTTCCAACCTGTTTCTTCAAGCGTCACAGTATATTTATTTGCTCCAGTTCCAGTCATGTTCATGACAGACAACTCAAAGGAGTCACCTTCATTGCCGTGGACAAAGATACGCATATAACCATATTGGAAATCTTCGCCGTTCGCTTTAATTTCAGTAGTCACTACTGCACCAGCTTCTGCCGGTGTTACAAATAGCGTGCCAGTCATATCACACTTATCTAGTCCGCAGACTTTTTCATCAGGTTTGTCAGCATAATTGTAGGAATACAAAATACCCGCATTTTCTGCTTCCGAATTTTTAAAGCCATAGATATTGCAACGGTTCACATCGCGCAGTTTATAAAAATAAGCCACCGTATCAGTCGGTAGCTTCCCAATAGGACAAGATTTAAAATTTGGTTTACAGTTTTCTAATAATGTTCCCACGTTATTCCCCCCGCATTTCTTTTTGTTTTGCTTGTTTTACTGCGAAATGCTTTTGATGAGTCATCGATCCACGTTGTGAACGAGCTTCAAGCGTTTGCGCATAGGTTAATCCAGCTTTCTTTTTCTTTGGTGTTGTTTTTTTTGTTTCTTCTGCTTTTTCATCAGCCATTTTCTTCACCCTCTATTTCTTTCTAAATAATCCGGTCGCCATGTATAGTTCGAATTCATCCAGCGAAACTGACTGAGGTTTTCCGACCTCCCACAGACGACCAAAAATCTTTTTACGAGCCGTATGAATGTGCACTGGCTTCCCGCCACATTTCTTACAAACTTTTCCGTCTTCGCTTTCGCCTAAATACTCGATAGTAATCAAACTACCACCGTCCAATCTTTTAATGATTTCAACAAGCAAAGCGAGTATTCGTCAATGACAGATTGAAAATACTTGATTGCAAGATATTTTATTGTTGCTGATAAATCTTTTGTTCCTTCGACCTCAACAATTGCTACGCTGTCGGCTGATCCGCAGCTCTTACATTCGATTGCCTCAAGCTCCATGTACACCTTAGCGATAGCACAGAACCATCGGCACAGCTCAGGCGGAATCACGTCAGTTCCCACGGTGTAATCAATGATCACGTCGTAAGTCTTGCAACGGTTGCAGCAATCCATAGCGTTGGTTAGATCAATCATTAAGTCGTGAGTGTAGTCATCGAATACATAATCGACTTCTATCTCTTGCGTTTCTAATCCGAGCCAAGCCCTGACTTTAACAGTGATCGTCTCCGTTTGAATCCAGTTCTCTGGGAGGTTGACCCGTATGATATTAGGGCAGCAACCTCCACATTGAACTGAAAGCGGTACTCTAAGATTGATCTCATGATCATCAATCCAATTCCCGCAAGTTAAATTTCCCCAATCCTGCAAAGCTGTTATAACTGCTTGCTCCCATTGGTCATCAGAAGCGCACTCAAAACACCGGCAGCATTCTTTTACTTGTTGAACATAGAAATCCAAAGCTGTAGCAACTTCTACCTCTTCTGTGTTCTCCTTCATAATCAATCCCTCTAAGCGATAAATGGCGCATATGAATTGATGTTGATCAACCCTTCAACACCTTGATACATTTCTGGTTCACATCCAGCAGTAATACCCGTAATCTTAAGCAACGCATTCGCTTCTGTTGATACGACCGCACCGAAGTTTGTCAAACGATCGCAGTCAATCCAGCAATCAGGAAATGCTGTTGAGGATTTATCAAAATGAACAAATGGTGATTTCGGTTTTGCCCATTCCTTAAGAATAAAGCTTGCTGGCATATCTAGTGGCACACCAGAGAAAACACCAACAGTCGGTGGTACTAAGTAAATATCTCCATCCAGCGTATCAGGATCGATATAGACAAGTGTAGATTCGATAATTGGCAAGCCATTGAAGTAGTAATTCTTCTTAGGCATAGAATAACCATTTACAGTCTCAGTAGTATCCGTTACCGTCCATCCTGCTGGATAATTTCCATCACGTTTCGGAACTACTTCTCTTTGGATAGCGGTATACGCTGTCCGAGAAGCTAAAAAGAACCCGCCAGCAAAGAATTCTGAACCGATAATATTCATTCGGCATAGCACTTGGTCGAACGCTTCAATTACTCCTGCGCCTCCGCTGATTGGCAATACATCTGGTCGAGCATACACTTGAGCTAAACCGCTGAAACGTTTAACGATATTGCCATTTTGTTCTACAGATAATAGTCCGTTGATAAACGTCAACATATTCAACGTAATGAACTGGCCAATCAAGCTTAATTGCTCAAATTCAGCAAGTGTAGGTAATGAACTTTTAGGAACACCAGCACCGACTAGCATTTGCTTGTATGCAGCATAAACAGCAGAAGTCGAGCTTGCACCACTTACAGCCGCAACCATTGTATTTAACTCTTTTTCGCATTTTTCAATACAGATAGCTTTTAAGATTGTTTCATCTTGGCAGACTTGCAGATCACCGGCGATTACACAGCAATCATCAGGTTCCGAAGTCATCGCAGAGAAAGACATACGAGGAATGTTTTTCAATGTTAAGTTTCCATCATTGTCCTGTCCGTAAATTGGAACATTTTCCCCGCCAATTGACGCATCGCGCATCGCCTTAAGTTGACGAGATAAAGGCGTGTTCAGTAAAGCTGCAAACCCTGCATCACTTTCAATAATGGATGTAAAAAGAGCCTGGGCTAAATTATTCCCAAGCTTCCCGCCAGCAATTAAATTATCGATTGATAAGGCTTCTAAGCCCGATTGAACGACTGTAGCGCCGTTTGTTTCAGTAACGTTATTGTACATTTGAATTGGTTTCACATTCATTCTCCTTAATATTTAGACTCTGCCTGCATGAAGGCAGGAATTTTGTTGTTTGATTTTTTTGCTACTGTTTTTGTGGTGTCGATCACTGCAGTTTCCTTTGCTGGTTCAGGTGTCTCTACAGTTTCAACTCCTTCATCTTCTTCTGGTTCAGGATCGGTATCCGTATCCGTTGTATCCTCAGGTTCGTTATCTTCCTCGGGTTCTTTCTCTGGTTCTGGATCCAGATCAGGTTCTGGTGTTGTCTCAGCCTCCGCCTTCAATTTAGCCACATCAGCTTTCATCATTGCGACTTCCGCTTCCAGACGTGCTTCTTCTAATTTCTCATTAAGTTCCGCTTTCTCAGCTTCCAGTTTCTCTTTTTCCGCTTTTAATTCGTCAATCTTTGCCATTTCTTCCTCGCTTTCCAGATTCAATGAATCCGCGTTTTCTTTTGTGTTCGTTTCTAGTTCGAATGTGACATTATCTTCTGAGTTAGAAATGCCTAACTCTTTCATTTCCTTCGTGTCGAACCAACTTTCTCGATTCATATATTCATGGAAATTTCCGATGCCAGTGCGTTCGCGGTAAATTGCTTCTGCACTATCTTGCATTTTGTTCAGAACTTCAATCTCTTTGTGCATTTCATCTGCATCGCCCCATACCAAGCCGCTTGGTTTATGGACCATATAGAGCGATCCAGTCATCGCAATACGTCTGTCACCAGCCAAAAAGATTATTGATCCCATGCTAGCTGCCATTCCAGTAAGAACAGTAGTAATATTACGACCAGATGCACGCAGGAGATTATAAACCTCAAGACCTTCAGTAACGATGCCGCCGGGTGAGTTCAGGAAAATAGTAACGTCTTTGTCGTCATTCTTATTTAGAAATTCAGCAATCCCATTTGCTGTTATTTCATAACCGACTACCCCTGATAGCCGCAAATTAACCATTGGAAAGCTCCAATAAGTTGATAGATTCGTATCTAGCCTGACCACAACATTTGTTTTTTGTTGCTTCGGTCTTTACTTTGACCTGCTCATTCTTCAAAGCTTCAAAATCTTCTTTAGACAGCACGTATTTAACGCCCTTAAGAAGTTTTGAATAGCTTTTGTCAGCAAGTTTTACGATACGCCATTTAGTGGGTAATCGATCAGTGACAATGACATCAACGCCTGAATCGTCGTTTTTGTATTCTGGTGACTGTTCCCGAATCATAGCACGTTCTCCGACAGTCAGTTGACTGTAATCTCTTTCTTTCAAATATGAGACAGGATCAACTTTTTTTGTTTCAGTCCGTTCAATCTTGATCGCTGATTGAACTTTAGCAGCAAGTCCTTTCGGCTCTTCTGTTTTTTCCGTAGCTTCTTTGTCATCTTCAAGCCTGACATTTTCTGCAAGTTGAACATAATCCGCTTTAACTTTAGCTTCACTATGGTCAACTCCATGCTCATCAAGAAAGTTTTTGAGCTGTTCGTTTGTCATCTTAATAAAATCCATTATTACCCTCCTTTACGATTCTGGATCAGGCACAGGAGTATCTGGGCATTTTCCGTAGTTATCACAGTTTGGTTTTGGTGCGAGCGGTGTAGCTGTTGTATCAATAGTTAGCACAGCAAACATTGAAGCCATGTAACTGAACCCGAACTCTTTAGTCCCGTCGGTTGACTTGATGAATTTCATGTTACTCGCTAACCGGAAACTTTTTGTTTCTTCTGGTGTGGTAAATGTGAGTGTTTCTCCATTCGCATGAAGTTCTCCTTGTGTGTATTTAGCCAAAATATTTTACCCCTTTCTTTGTAATTACTCCTAAGATCGATTCGATTTCTTCAATAGCGACCGTTTGATTGAATTGTGAAATAATGTCCGCCTCTGAAACTTGAATCGTATCAATATAGCTCCACTTGGAACTTAGAAGTCCTTTTTCTTTCTTTACTCTCAAAGCTTTATAAAATCGCTTAGGTAAAAATCCAGTGTGGATTTCATTTGCAACACCCGCATCAATGATAATGTCGATTGACTCATCAGAATTCACACGAGAGACATTTTTAAAACGAATCTCAGGATAAAATGTTGAAAGTTTACCCATCTCAGCGATTTGTCTTTTTTCATATTTCACAGCTTTTAAGTTCTTTTTCTGAATCATATCGAAATCCTCAATTGGTACTGCATAGTTGTCATTAGATTTTAGTGCTAACATGATTTTATTCTCCTTCCACCCAGTTTTAGACATTTGGCAGGTCTATTATTTTAAATCTCCTCTACCTCGTAATCCTTAAACCTGAGGTAGTAATCATCTCCGAATAATATTTTTGCTATCTTACTTAAAGCGTTAGCAGTATCCGCCTTGATTGGTGTAAGGGTACTGGATCGTGCTTCCTTGAGCAGTGCCTCTTTGCTTACGTTTCCGGTTTCATCGCCAAGTCCAGCAAGAAGCATAGGGAAATTAAAAACCGACGTAACAATGTCATCTTGGTTTTCCCAAATGAATTGATAGTCGGTAACTTTAGTGACTGGCGTTACTTGTTTCACGTCTTTATATGAATCATCCAGAGCCACAATATTTGAATCTTCAACTTTGTTTCTCTTAATAAGTGTTACAACACTCTCTCTCATTTTCTCGACTGCGTCATTAACAGTATCCTTAACACGCTTTGCTACGGCTGAAATCGGATTGACTTGAGGAGCCTTTGTTAAGAGAAATATATCTCCGTAATCTCTCTTTGTTGTACTCTCATAGATTTTTCGATTAATTTCTAACAATATTTGCAGTTGTCTCAAATCAGAGTTCAAGGCATAACTATCAGACTTAAACTTAATCATGTTTTCAGGAGAGATAATGTAACCTTCTTCCCGCTTAATAAATCCAGAACCATCAAATTCCAACTTATCTGGAACAGAAACGTTGCCAACTGTGTAATACTTGATTTGATTAAGAATCGGATCTTTATCATCGACCTGATATGCAACAATTTGTCGTTTGGTTAAAGCATAAACATTCGCTTTATCGAAAAATAAATAGCCCTCTCCGAAAGTTTCTCTCTCTTTAAGCGCCTTTTTTATTTCATATAAATTCGTATTTCCATTATCGTTTGTTGAATAAAGAAATGTACTGAACTCTTCTGTCTCTTTTTCCGCCGAGTCAGATTCTTTAGCAACTTCCAAATCAGTGCCAAAGATGGCGTTCACTTTTTCATTGAGAACATAATTAAACTTCGGTATTTCTTTAAACAGCCTATCAAACTCATCGCGATCTGCTTCATGCTCGATCATGTCAATAATATAGTTATCACATTCACCATGACAGTTAAGTCTATTGCACCGTTCGCATTCATAATTCTTTGCCAAACAATCACCCCTTTCATTATAAATTCATAACTTCGTATACTGCTTGGATTGCCAGCACAAAACTGTCTGCTTCGTCTGGAGACATGCCAATTCGTTGCTTTATCACGTCCTTCGAGATAACGATAATTTCTTTTGCTGTGACCTCAAATTCAGTAGCGTTCAACTGACGCTCTAATTCAGACTTATCACAATAAGCGACCACTCGCTTAGATTTCAATTGATCGCTTGCGTTTGTATACATTTCAGCGCGTCTATTCTTCGCTAGCGCCGTTTTCCCTTTTGCATGATCAGAAACCTTAGAACCAAAATTAACTGCCTTAGTAATGATCTCAGGCACGTTTACGATTAAGTAATCTATAATGTGTTGTCCTTGCATTGGATCGACATACACCGCATTTGCATTTATCGAACGAACGAAGTTAGCAATATCGCTACCGACCTTTTGAGAGGTGTAGCCGTCTATCCAAATGTCATCGAATGTTTCAAAACCCAACAGTTTAATCTCAAGTGTGGCTTTGTTATAAGCAACCGCGCAGGCAACCGTGCTGTCTTTCCCTCTCGTCGCTGAGTCAATCCCGACGAAGATATAATCATCATCGCCAAGGTCTAGCTCATCAGAGGCTTCAACAAGACTAGGAAAGTCTGTTTCAACATCTTTCGGAACGATTCCTAAATAGTTCCAGCTATACCATGATGGGTCAGATTCTTTTGTCGCTTCGATTTCTTCAAGCATTTGATCAGGTAATAGATTCTTTCCTGTATCGTCATCTAAGTAAGTAGTATGAATTCGTTCGGCTTTTAGCGTTTTTAAATAAGAAAACACCCAATGGTGCTGGCTTCGTGGTGGGTTGAAGCTATAAACAATCTTTATTCGTTCACCCTCTATCGCGTGTCGCATGAATGTATCTAACGTAGGTTTTACAGCTTCTTGGCTCTGAAATTGGTCAAACTCTTCAAACCAAAGCCACCCGATATTATCGATCGCATTCCCTTTTTTACCTTCTTGTTTGTTCAGCCCGTAAAACTTTATCACTGCGTCATTCTCTAAATAGCGAATTTCCAGAGGATTGTATTTGAGATTAAACCGATTTGTTAGACCTAAATCATCTATGACTGTGCCGAATTGCTTGTGTACACCATCGCGAATTTCTTCTTTTTTTTGCATGAAGACAGCTGCGTTCACTTGTTGCCCCTGTTTAGCGTGAAGAACAATATCCATAATTATTGCTAAGCAAGTATCATAAGATTTAAAACTAGACCGTCCGCCCGATAAAATAAAAGTATCAATCATATTGAATCCAGCCACTCTGTCAAAAAGTGGCTTATGTTTGCTGATGGTATTATTTTTAATGCTGAACTTTCTCATTTTTCAAACACGAACGTGATACCTTCTCCGTCCGGCCCCGAATGTTCAATTTTATCAGCAGGTTTAAAACCAGCACGATCTAAAAAATCTTTCGCTGCGGCTAACTTATCACTATCTTTGGCGTCGGGATTTTTCATCACTCCATACATCACTTTTCTAGCCTCTAAAGCATCGAACGTGAATTCTTCCCACAAAGCTTGAGTTAATGCTTTTTCTTCACTTTTTAGATATTCCAAAACTTTAGAATTCTTAAGGAGTTGCGAAGCTTGGCTAGGAGCCGTTTTCTCGCTGTATCCCGCATTGATTGCTGCTTGAGTTGCATTCTTTTTACGTAATGCCAAATAGTGCTTAATGAAATCTTTTTGCTGATTTCTTAGCTCATTACTCGCCATAACCTCACCTCCTTAAGCAAGAAACGGGATTCGAACCCGTGATAAAGGTTTTGCAGACCTCTGCCTTTCCTCTTGGCTATTCTCGCGAAAATAAAAAAAGACTAGTCAGTGACTAAGTCTTTGATTTCATTATATTTTTGTTCAATATCTTTCAATCGTTGATATTCATCCAACGGCATTTCCACGATATTTGGAGACCTCATTAATTCTTCAACTGTGGTATTTCCTAGCGCAGCGATATTTTTAAGACGTTCATTGTTAGGGATAGCTAAATCTTTCTCCCATCTTGAAACGTTACTTTTATCTGCTGGCGGACAAAACATTTCTCCAAATTCTTTCATAGTTAAACCTAGATTTTTTCTAATCAATCTTATTCGATTGCCTAATGAGTTCATGAATATATCCCTCCAAAATAAAACAGCCTCACGAGGAGACTGTACGTCTTCTGCCTATCTTAATTTATTTTGAAATCAAATGGACTCGTTTGTCTACATCTGCAACATAGAGTTTAGTCGTTTCGTCGTAAACGCCTCTTTGAACATAAATGAATTGATCTTTTTCCTTGGGATATGTTAACTCGGAAAAAGTTACTGTTTTTACTTTAAAATCATAATCTGTCATAAAAAAAGAAAAGCCAACCGGTACCCTTTTTTCAAGAACTCCAGCTGCTCGTAAATTATCGACTAAATTTGGATATTTTTCTTTTATATATAAGTCCTTATTGATATGTTTACCTATTCCCCATGAAAACAGTACGCCTTTCCTGCTGTTTTCGTAAATGACTCCAGCTTTTTCTTTATTTAAAATAAATATTGGATAACTAACCGCACTTCTGAATAAAATGAATGGTACTTCATCATTGAAATATTTTTGTTCAATTTTATGTGATAGTGAAAATGGTGGATTATCAATAACGACTGCGTCTGTGTATTCTTTTGCCTTTTTCCAAAATTCATAGTCGCCCTCGAACAGCAAGATATTATCGTGGTATTTTTTAGCTACTAAATATAATGGACTTTCAGAACTAGAAAAAGGCATCAATACCGTTTGGTGTTTCAAAATTCCGCTTGGTTCTACAATTTTCTCGAAAAACTTCTCCGCATTTTCAAAAGTTGTATAGTACTCATCATCACTGTATTTTCTAATTGTCAACATTATAAATTCTCCTTATGCAAAATAAAACAGCCTCAAGAGGAGACTGCTAATCAATCAATTCATATGTCTGTTTAAAAATGTCTGGCTTACATGGGTAAAATTCCCCCTGCACTCCTTTGATGATATAATCGCCCACATTGGCTGTCATGTTTCCTTCCAGTGTAACGATTGTTAAAGTGTCTTGTTTATCAAAGAAATTAATTCTTTTGCCGAATTCTATTGTTAA